AAAAGGGTCGCAGAGAGACGAGCGGCCTAGGCCAATCGTCTTGCTCTCGCCCTGTCTTGTAGAGGGATACCAGCACAGAAAGAGGGGGGTCTCACGACGCGGTAACGCGTTGGACCCACCTTCTCCATGACGGAAGTCCTTTGCTCGTGGCGATTTTCACCACAGAGAAAAGGTCCTCCTTTCTTAATTTTGGCCTTATGGTTCTCTTCCCGTAATACGGGTTGGGCCCCAAAGGCTGTCTTTCGAGACTCTCGTTCCATGTTCTTTTGAGAACATCGTCCAGAGGCTCATCTGATAATAATCGAAGCAGATCTCGGCCGTCACCCTTGTAGGGGTGATTGTCTAGGAATGTCTCAATTGATCCTTGGTCCACGATGAATTCCGTCCCAACATTGGGTAGGACTTCATCGAGGAGTTCTGTAAAAGCAGTCTCTGATGCGGAGTAGGCAAGCCAATTCCGGATAGAAATCTGCGCAATGAGTTTTGACTGAACCTTGTTGGCCATTAGGCGAGCAAGTTTCCAATCATCACTAACTAAAATAACCATATCTGATCTTGAAGCCTCGGCTTGCAAGATGAGAATTGGATCGTCTTCGATGATGTTAGTTGGCGGCAGATCGTATGATCTTTCGCCCACTATATCTTCATAATTGTTATTAAACCATTCTTCCAAACGGTCGAGATCCCGTGCATACGGGGTGTCGGCCTTTGGAGGTCTGGTAAATCGATTTGGGTATGTATACCCGGGGATACTGACCTTTAAAGGGTTAGTGTCCGCGAGGATTCTTACCACCTCAGCATCGTACAGATCCTCGGGCTTGATGAAGTTCAAGCGCCAGGGTGAGTGCGAAAATATTGAACAGAACTTTTGGGTTAACATTAGAGTTTCCTCGTATGTGAACTCCTTAAGTTCAATTGATAAAGTGTGAAAGTGTTCGAAGAGATCTACTTGTAGATCCTGTTCGAGACTTTCCAATCTTTTTTGGAAGAGAAACTGTTTTGAGACCTCGGTCTCGCGCACTAATCTTCCTGAATATGCGAGCTTTTCAAGCGTGCCGAGCGGAAATTTCTTCCAGTCGTCACGTTTGATCACTCTCCATTGGTTGATCGGATCGTCTTCCGGGATCTTTAAGATCTCGACAGATGATTCCGAATCAAAATGATTTTGGCCGCTATTCATTACTCCGCGAAATTCGCTGAGTATTGGAGGCGCCATACGTAAGTATTCTCGAATGACCCTGGTGGCGATGTTTCGGCACCAGCGACGTTGCGAGAAAAGAGCATTAGTCCAGGAAACATGGTCCCAATATGGCACCATTTTCCCGACTCCAAATATTTGTCTGGGTAGATAGACCGGCTCACGCCGGTCTTTCAGACCTAAACATATGTCTTGACAAGCGGAAGAAACTGCGAAGAGGAAGTTAATCGCCTTCGTAGAATCTTTCTTTACGTACTCCAGATCCTTCCCCATGAGGGTGTACTTCCCTTTTGGGTCGGAGCTGAAGTCCTGTCTATCTTTTTTAGTATCCACGATCAGACGTCCCTTTGGAACGTCTAAGTATGGAGAAATACGTGACTCTTTCAGGCGGTTCGCATTGCGGACCGTGTGAAATCTGTCAATCGGAATTCGGAAGACTTCTTCACAATAGACTGCCCAGTCTTTTGTGATGAACGTGTCATCCTCAGAAACCTCATATCCTAGCATGCTAGCAGCATGAAGGAAATGTTGGAAATATTCGGACGCCAAAGGTCCGGCCGCGATTTGTACGCCGTCGTCACCATTGCCCGTCCCAAGTGTAACAATTCGTTTACCGATCTTCTTCTTGGCGTACCTTGAACAGATCGGATGAACGAGTGAAAGATTTGTTTTGGTCAACGGATCCCCCATGGGGATGCCGTTAACCATTACTCCAATTTTCTTCTTGTTTCGGTAGAGGACTTTGTCCCCAACCCATACATCGAGAAGTATTTTACATTGATGATCGGTCAGCCCTGTCTTCTTAAGAAGAGGGCCGATCACCGCTCGCCCGCTCTCGTGAGAGGGGTGGTCGGTTGCCTTTTCCAGGTCGAAAC